GTCCTTCCCCCGCTACGAATTTGCCGCAACTTCTTGTAAATCAAGGAATTGCGGCAAAATTGTCAAAAATGCTGCGCCAGATTTGCGCCAAAAAAATTCGCTGTCTGAGCCGGTTCCTGTCAAACCTTTGTTGGGGAGTTCAAAAATTTCCCCAACAAAAAAAATGTCTTCAAGTCTCCGCACGACGAATGGCTTTATTCCGGCAAAGGTCGCCGAAGGAAAGCGTTGGTATGTTGAATTCTATTGCCTCGATCCGGAAACCGGTCGCATGAGAAGAAAGAGGGTGTCTGTGCCTAAGATAAAAGGCGTGACCGCCCGCAGAAGGTACGCCAACGACATGGTCATCAACATCAACGACCAGCTCTCGCAAGGATGGAATCCCTACCTGTCCCTGAACAATCCGGAGGAATACACTCTTTTTGATGATGTCTGTGAGAAATACTACCGCTATCTGTACAAGTTGACGGAATCGGACATCATGCGCGTCAAGACCTACAATGGCTACACTTCGTTCCTGAACGTGTTCCGTGGCTGGAACAGCGAACAACACAAACCGGTGTGCTATGTCTATCAATTAAAGTCATCAGTTGTCTCGAAGTTTCTCGACTGGCTATGGCTTGATTGCGGGAAGGCTGCCAGAACCAGAGACAATTACCTCTCTTGGCTTCGCAGCTTTGCCGGATGGCTTATGGAGAAGAACTACATCAGCGAGGACTTCACGGCGAATCTTACTGCCGTTCAGGGTAAGCGCAAATGTGCAAAGAACCGCACCGTCATCCCGAAGGAGACGATGCTTGCCATCCGTGAATATTGCAGCGACCGCAACCGCCACTATCTTTTGGCTTGCTATGTTCTCTATTATTGCTTCATACGCCCTAAGGAGATGAGCCACATCAGGATCGGTGACATTTCGGTAAAGGGAGGCACCATTTCCGTCAGGGCCGAATATTCAAAGAACCGGAAGGATGCCGTGGTAACCCTCCCTGATTGTGTCCTCAAACTGATGCTCGACCTCGATGTGCTGTCAAGCCCCGCTGACTGGTATCTTTTTAGTTCCGGCTTTCGTCCTGGACCTGCACACCATCCAGCTAAGCATTTCGGAGACTTCTGGACCTACCATCTGAAGAAGGATCTGAGGCTCCCTTCCGAGTACAAGTTCTACAGCCTCAAGGACACCGGCATAACGGATCTGATCAAGGCCCGCACCGATCTCCTTTCTGTTCGTGACCAAGCCCGTCATCACTCACTCCAGATGACCGACCTCTACACCCCTCTGGAGACCCGCACCGCCAACGAGTCCATCCGTCACCACGAGTCCTATTTCTAACCATTTGTTCACGTTACTACCACTCGACAAGGCTGTAGGAGAGACCGGCGCCGATGTAGGGTAGCGGGGTGATGCGGTTGTCCTGGATGGTTATGCCGTAACCGGCCTGAAGGGATAGGGCAAAATGAGATCTTTTTCGTGACGGGACGGAAATGGTCCGGGGCACGACCTTCGTTTCCGGAAAGACCTGGATCAGGTCGAGGCTTGGCTGGTAGCCGGACACTACCGCACGATAGTCCTTGCCGGAATATTCCTTGCGCTCCTTGGGGAGCTGGACGAATGTGGTGTCGTGTATGATCACGATGTCGGGATAGGCGACAAGGAGTGTGTCAGTGATGGTGGTTAGGATGGGGACGGGGGTCTCGACGGTGACGGTGTCCCTTATGATCAGGGTATCAGCCTTGGGTGTCTCGATGGCTTCGGCGACCGCCGAGCGGCAGCCCAGCCTCCAGCTCAGGACGGAGACCGTGACCACCAGCGCGGCGACAAGCAGAAGGATCCACCCCGGCTTCATCGCCTCACCCCTCCGAGCCTGTCGGCCCACCGCTCCGTCCAGAAGTGGGTGTAAGGCTTGTACTTTTTCTTCCCGCAAAGGTCGTAGTGGACGGCGGCGTGACAGAGTGACTGCAAGCCTATGAGCGGAAGATAGAGCGGCCCGAGCATCCTCGACTGCCTGACGTGGCCGAACTCGTGATCCACTGTGTCATCGCTTGCGAACCAGTTTACTACGACATACTCTCCCAGCGCCACCGCCTTGCCGCTGGCGAGCGAGTCCGTGCGGAGGTACAGGATGCCATGTCTGGAAAAATAGAACCATTCCGCGCCGGTCTTGTCCGCCTTCCGCTCGTAATGCTTCTGGACGATGATTCCCGCGACATTCTGCGGGAGCTGCCACGCCCACAGAAGGGAGTAGGCCGCTTTCTTTAATAAATCTCTCATAATCCGTCAATATTTTTAATTGTTAAAAACCGACAAGTCAGAGCCTTTGTCCCTTGTACCGCCTGTTGTAGAGCAGTTGCCGCCGCTGCGGCCCGCCCCGGCGGTGGCTGATGTGCACGAAATCAGGATAGAGGATCATCTGGTCCACCTCCCTCCAAATCTCCGGCGTGTCCCTGACAACCTTTGCCAGCTCGTGGGGGTCTTCCGCCGCGATGTCGGCGGCCTCACCCTTGACGTGCTGCGAGGTGGCCACTCCTCCCACCGCCCTGTTGAGCTCCGGGCATCGGTAGCCGCTGTTTATCCGCAGCGGATGCCCAACCCTGTCACGGAGCGGCTGGAGAACCGTCTCCACAAGCTCCTTCACCGCGTCGCGCACCGCCGCTGTCGTTATCACGTTGCAGATGCCCCCACGCTCCGCCGTCTGCGAGGCCTCGAACTCGCGGTAACTGAAATCCTTACTGATTGTCCCCATCGTCTTTTGCCTCCTTTTTGTTTTCCCCTTCTCCTTTCTCGATGCTGACCGCCCCCTCGATGTTCGCCCCGGTCTTTGCCTGGACGACGGCCTCGATGACCTTCGCCGCGTCAACCTTCACCTTCGCCTTGTGGCCGAACTTCCAGAAGTACCAGTTCTGCGCGATGCTTATCAGCTCCACGCCGATGACCACGAGCATCAGCCCCGTCTCGATGATGGTGTAGCCCGTCGCCACGGCGAGGCTGGAGGCCAGCACCGCCCAGCAGAAGTACTCCACCGCCTTTCCTATCGTGCGGCGTATCGCACGGCTTATCCTGATTCGGTCGCCCTTGCGCCTGGCGGCCCTGATGCCGAACACGAGGTCGATCAGGATGACCACGGCGGCGATGACGAGGTATGGTAGCATCCTCTCGAATGATTGCTGGAAAAACAACAACAGGGTGGCCGATATGCCCGTGCCGACCACGACACTCCCCGCGGAAGCCTCGTCCGAGAGGATGTGGGCGTAGTAACTGTCCGTCATGGTTAAACTTTTTATGTCAATGATCATGTCTTTATTTTGATGTAATTAGGTGATTTAATCAATTGGATAAGTATCTGCCTCCTGAGTTACGGTACAAGTGGCATAAACGGTGTTCCCATCAGTGCTTACCAATTGTACAGTGCCGGTTCTTGAAGAGCCGGTGTCATTTGCCCTTGCCACCAGGTCGGTGTCGCGGTCTCCGGATCCCTCGGTAATCCCGTCGCTGACAAGGCACCAGTCCGGAAGCGTCAGTCTCCAGCCGGCGCTGTCTTTGTCCGTTATCGTGAAAATCGTTCCGTCGCCACCCGCCTCAAATGTCAGTGAAGACGGGAGATCCCAGGTGGCACCTGATTCTGAAGCATCCTGTGAACAATTGCAAGTGGCAATTACAGCTCCAGTAGAAGCTTTAAGAACGAGATCAAAGGTTCTCTCTGAAGAAGTGTTAACATCAGGTGCCAGAGACAAGCTCTTATTTCCGGTACCACTTATTGGTAGCGGGTCGCCACTTACTAAACTGTTGCCAACGTAAGAAGGGCCCTCGATAATCCAACCAACATTATCTGGATCAGAGATATTCAAGTCAAGACCTGAGGCGGATAGATCACTCTGACCATTGCTGTCAAAGCGGAATGTAGCAGGAACATCCCAAGAAGGTATAACTAGAGACTCCTGATGGTAGGATATTGATGCTGTAGTTGACTTGTTCCCCTCGCCCGTTATCTTCATTTCAATAGTATCATCTCTGCTTAGGCCCGTGATGTTCTTACCAACGGTGGCCTTGAGATTAAGCTCATCAATGGTTACCAAACTTGGTACTGATGTAAACTCATAGGTAAAATCAGTTATAGTTCTAGTGGCACCTGAGGTATAGGTAGCAGTCTGGTTCGGGGAAACCTTAGCGGCTATATCTACATCCCCACCCGTCTTTGGAATAATTACAGTAGAAGATATGGCATTAACTGATGAATAGGTTACTTGATTGGCCTGTTGGTACACATCAATACTTTGGGTTACTTTAGAGCCATTCCATGTTATAGTGGCTGTAACCGTATCGAGTTTAGTCCTGGCCTTAACAGTTGAACCAAGATTCGAGCCGTTTACCGTTTTAGACAACGTGATGGTAACATCCGAAGATGTTATAGAAGGAGTATCGGATTCTCCAGAAGAATAATCAATCTTGCCTGAAGCTGAGATAAAGTTTGGTGAGTCAGCTGAGCCACCCGATGCTGGGATATCGTCCAATGAAACAGAAACAGAGCTTAAAGTGTAGGTGGCCTTATTAGGGTCCTGTCTTACAAAATCGGTGGAAGTTAAGGTCTGACCATTAACGACAATGGTTATCTTAATACGGGCTGACTTATAAGAATCAGTGATGTTCTTTCCCAGAGAACTCATAACTATCTCTCCTGTATGCTCGTCTAAAGTCCAGTTATAAGGGGAACCAGGAGGATCAGTATAATAAGTGTATTTTACAGAATGAGAAGAATTAGATTGAGTAAGAGTCCCACCACCAGATGTTTTGCCATTCCATCCCCAAGGGATTGAAAATGTATAAGAAGGGGTAGCAACTCCTCCTTCTGCGCCGATACTCCAATTAGAATATCCCATATTGACACTTGCAGTGCCATAGGTCTTCTCACCTGCTGCTTGGATAATAGTGATGGTTGCAGAAGATACCCCAGGATCACCCGAATCGCGAAGCCTGAAAGTGATGTCCTTAGAGCTCTCTGTCTGATTCTCCGCCACGTCAAAGGAGATCTCAAAAGTGTAAGAGCTAGATGCCCCAGGATCACCCGATATCTGATGAGAGACGTTTCCGTCCCAGGAATAGGCCGTCCCGTTTACTTTAAGGGTGAAATTTAAAAGTAAAGATGAATCAGTGAGATTGGTCAGCTTCAGAGATGGTGAGTTGCTGGTGCCAGTGATTTTCACGGTGCCACCCAGAGCTGTAACAGAATAGGAAGTCTTGTCTACCATGATAAACTCACCAGCTCCAATCTGTGAGAGAACTACAGAATCAGAGGCTCCACCAGAGGTAACTCCTTTGATAGAGCCTGATCTGCTTGACCTTCCAGTATGGGAGCTTGCTTTTAGTGATCTTGTCCCTGAGCCACTTCCTGTAGACCCAGATACTACAGTGATCCAACTTGGTTTTGCCATGATGATTCTGTTTTTAGAATAAATTAGAAGATGAGAGGGGTTTCGTCGTTGTATTTAACTCCAAGAGTCCATGGAGCATTAGATTCTATAGTTAGATCTTTAGTGCTCTCTGGGTCCGGAAATTCTAAGTTCTCTGGAATAAGTTTAATAAACTCACTCAGAGGCTGATGCTTGTGCATCATCAGAGCTCTAAATACACTCATAGCTTAAGCTTTTGGAAATTCTCCCCAGACGGCCAGAGACCCGATCACTGAGACCACGTATATGCGATCAGCTTGAGTTACAGGAGCCTCTCCGTTCATCCATTTAATGGTGGAGTCACCCACGATAGCATGAATGGTTGCTCCCACTTCGATAGTATAGACAGTCTCTTTGTGAGATGCGCTTGCCTGAACAATGTAATCGTTCTCGAGCTCTGGGACATCTACGTAGGTGACACCGTCTAGTCTATCGAGAACCTCTTTTACGGTCTCATTTTTGTGCTTTATCTGATCTGAGTCTGTGACATATTGTCCCTCTAATGGTCGTCTTAGTTCGCCATAGATCTTGATATAATCTGCCATGATATTCTAAGTTTTAAGAGATAACAATGGTCATAGAGCCAGCACCAGGAAGATCCTTAGTTCGATAGCACTTGTAGGTTCCCAGTGGAGTAGAAGCCTCTACTGGAGCCAAGAACGGAACATCGAAACCACTAGATGTAACCTTGTTGATTGACATGGTGTTAGGAACGCAGAGCCACAGGTACTTAGTAGCATCATCGTTGGTGAGAGTCTTGGTACCATTGAGAGAAGAGCCTCCCTTAGTCAGTGAAGTGATAGTCAACTCATTTCCTGCGGTGGCCTTAGAGAATCCATAGTATACTGGGAGATAAAGGTTAGCACTGATAGACCATGGTGAGTTCTTTATGGTAGTACTGCCCTTCTTAGCAGTGACTGAGCCAGATTTGTAGCCCTGAGTAGAGAGAGTGAATTTCTCTGTGCCCTCAGCTACCTTCTCCAGGGTCTTAGTCTCGCCGTTGAACTGGATCTGAACAGTGTCAGCTACTACTGGCTTAGAGTTTCTGAGAACCCTGAAAGATACACTGACCTCTACTGAGTTACCTGTCCATTCTGCCGAAGACGGCGAGATGGAAGCCTCAAGTAAAGTCGGGAAGCAGTAGTCCTGTAGCTCCCTTATGGCTCCTGTCACGACTCTGTTCTGCACGCAATTCTCACTGGTCTCAGAAAGTTCGGAGTCAGGCTTGCAGGATTCACCTGGTGTGGGATCAGGGACATCTCCACCGCCCGATGTCTCTTTATCCACATAGAGATTGACAATACAACTGTCTTCCTGAACCCCGGAAGCATCGTTGCATGAGGCAACCCTTATGACTCCGTGCTGAAGTATCCTCTTCTTGATGCCGGAGCCATTGACGAAAACGACTTCCACCCCATAGTCGCCTATCGGGAGAGAGCCGGTTTCAACGAGTCCTCTGATCTCGTTGGTCGTGACAAACCGTGCTTTGACGGCGACTTTCCTGTCGGAACCTACCACCTTCGCCATTATTTCGGAGCAGTCCTCCAATTCGTAGGCTCTGTCTTGGCCGAACGTCAGTCCTTTCGACCAAAGGCAGATCCTGATAGGGAAATCATTCCCCCTGACGACATGGAAAATGTCGTTTTTTTCGTTGTATGCGCAATTCATATTCATTAATATCTAATGCTTGAGTTCTTGGTTATCGTTCCTCCGAGGGGTCGAGCGTCAGCGCGGTGGCGAAATTCATGGAAGTATCTGCCTCCTGCGTTACGGTACAAGTAGCATAGACGGTATTCCCATCAGCGCTTACCAATTGTACAGTGCCGGTTCTTGAAGAGCCGGTGTCATTTGCCCTTGCCACCAGGTCGGTGTCGCGGTCTCCGGATCCCTCGGTAATCCCGTCGCTGACAAGGCACCAGTCCGGAAGCGTCAGTCTCCAGCCGGCGCTGTCTTTGTCCGTTATCGTGAAAATCGCTCCGTCGCCACCCGCCTCAAATGCTTGCGTCGCCGGGAGGGACCATGTGGCGGCCCTTGCCGCCGACTGTTCAATCGTGAACGACTTCGAATATGTTCCCTTGCCGTCCGTTCTGGTTCCTGTTACCGTGATCGTCCCGACGCGCTTGGAGGAAGAGGTGTTCTGTGCGAAAGTAACCTTAACCGCGGCGGATTCGATGGTGGCCGCAGCCTCCGAAAGCTCCCCGGACACTGTCGCGTTCAAACCTGTAAGGTTTTGGTAGGACATCGGATTCGTCAAAACAGTGAGCGTGGCCTTAACCGTGACACTGTTCATGGAGAATGTGATTGACGGTTCCTGAGATGCCGCCGCTTTCTGTGATACGCTGCATACGGCGTAGGTTGTGTTGCCGCCGGCGCTCTTCAGCGTTATGTTTCCCTCGCGTTCCGCACCGGTGTTGGCAACGATCCGGAACGAGACTGCTCCGCTGCCCGTCCCAGAATCTATTCCTCCTTCTGCTTCCATCCAGTCAGGGTACTCCACTTTCCAGCCAACATTGTCGTTGTCTGTGACTTGGATAAATGGATCATTGCTCCCGTCTGCGTTGATTGTCCATGTGGTAGGCAAATTCCAGGACGGGTCGGCTTTCGGAGTCTCCGCCTTGGCTGCTTGTTTGGCGACACATCCTGTTAAATAACTCCCGCCGCTTTTGAGTAGGAGTTCGAAACTGCGCGAAGAACCGGTGTCGTTGGCCGGGTATCTGACCGATAGTTTCCCTTGGCCTGTTCCGGTCGCAGAGCCTGACTCTAACGTCAGAGGACTATCGAACACTACTCTCCAGCCTGCTCTCGCAGGATCGCTTATGTTTATGTCAAAGGTGCCGCCGGCAGGATTCAAGGTCAGATATTCTCCGAGGTATGAAGAAGGAAGATCCCACGATGGATCTTCGACTGATGCCGCCGCTGCTTTCTGCGTCACCGTATACGACTTCGAGAAGGTTCCCTTGCCGTCCGTTCTGTCTCCTGTCAGGGTGACCGTGGCCATTTTCGCCGAATTGCCCGTGTTCTCCGCATAGGCGAACCCGATGAGGTAACCGGTGATCGACGGCCCCGTGGTTATGGTCATCCCTCCGGAGGCGGACACCCGAAGGTTGGTGAGTCCTGTCGTGGTGAACGTGTTTGTCACGGTGCCGGCCTTTGCCTCGACCCCTATGCTGTCTTTCTGGAAGCTGATGCTGACTTCAGCCGAAAAATAGGTGACGTTCACTGACTTCTCGGCGTAGATGTTTGGTTTGTCTGTACTTGTCGCCCTGACCTTGACCTCGGACCCCTTTGCGTTACTCTTTACCGTAAGCATTCCGTTGCCATCGATGGACGCATAGTCCGAACCGCTCACCACACTCCAGGTTATGCTCCGCTGTGTCGTGTTCGACGGTGAATATGTCACCTGGAACTGCGCCGTGTTGCTTACGTCGTTCACGGTGGACGGCCCGAGGATGCCAAGTCCTGTGATGTCGATGTCCACTTTGTCAATGACAGTGTTGTTAGGGTTTGCGTAATGCCATTTGAACGTCATGCTGCTGACAGTCCTATCCGTCAGCGATGTCTTGAACTCGTCCACGACAATAGCCCGTTCCGAACCATCCTTCTCGATGATGTACCTCTCCTTGGCCGCAAGAAACTCCAGCCAGTACCCGTTCATCCCGACGCTGTCGATGTGCCCGGAGTTCTGCTCGAATGTCATCGAATAGTCATTCTCCAGCTCCTGCTCTATCCCGGAATTCACGAACACCTGCGTCTCCGACTCTATCGAGCGGCTGAACTTCCCGGTTGCGTGAATATATTCATACGTCCCTCGCCGCCCCAGGAACTTGTACGTATTCAGTGGCAACCGCATCCTCTTGATGACGAAAGAATATACCGTTGACTTGCTTCCGGAACACTCTATCCAAACATCATAGGACACTATGTTTGACACGTCCAGCCCCTTTGCGGAAGCGGTCGCCAGCATCGTGTCAGCGGAAATGTCAAGGTCATAATATTTCAGATTAATGCTATATGTGGGACTGAGCTCGTAGTTGCTGGATGAGCCTCCGGCAAGATAGTTAAATCTGACATAGGTGGAGACATCACCCGCCATCCTGTAGAACCAGAGTCTGTCTTCGGCTCCGACATGGACAGGAGATTTTTCCGGCCTTGTCGTGAATATGGTCGCGGCAAGCGACTTGTAGGCGAACTTCCGGCAAGGCAGCACACTGAAACTGTACGAGCAAGACGACGTGCCTTGCGTGGCTGCGAATACTCCTGTAATCATCCCGACACCGTTGCCTTTCAGAACCCTGAGTATTTCCCCCGCCGGCAACCGTACTATGCCAGAGTTTGGAGTCACCTCAAAACTCATGACCTCCTGATTGGGGACAAAGGTGTTGAGCCTGACGGAAATCGTCACCGTGTCATCCGATTCCGTTGTCAGCGTCAGCCAGGAGCTTTCGTCAGCGAACTGTATGTTACCTGTAAATTCCATTACTTCTGTTATCCGGGGCGTAGAGCCCCTTGCTATGGCAAAATTACCACATGTAACATCCTTGGAAAAGGACATCAGATTTCGATGAACTCGCCTCTGGTGGAGACCCTGTCCGAACCCGCCGCCACCGTCACCGAGAGCTTCGCCACGATCCATTTCCTCCCCCTGAAGTACACAGGTCTGTACAGCCTGAAGTTGTGCAGCTCGACAGGCGTGAGGTTCACGTCCACGGCCACCCTCTGCCTCGTCTTTCCCAGCCACTGGGCGAACGCCTTGTGGTACTTGTCCCAAAGGCCACCTGGGGTCAGATCTTCCGTTCCGACAAACATCGCTTCACTTTGTGTTATTGGCTGAAATACACCATGGCCAAAGAACTGTTCCTCATAGGAAATACCGATGTAAACCTTGTTGTCGCGCTCATCACCAACGGCATTCGGTTCGATTATAGCGGCCATTTTATAGGTCCGGAATGTATCAGATGAAAAGATCTTTTCAGGAGAACATTTTGGAAGCAGAAAAACCGTACTATTGTCATAAACATCGGCGTCATTCACTTTATTCTCGATCGGCTTTGCCCCTTGGAACAAAACATCACATTCGTATGCCGTTTCTGTGTCAACAGTGACACCACCTCCTGTGCTTGAGTACCGCTTCTTTACGATTCCATCGTATTGCCTTCCAGAATAGACATCCCCGGTGCTTCCTTCTAATACAACATAATAGTTCTCCTTTGAAGTAAAGTGTTCAAGTATGCCTTTAAGGTTCCCTTCCTGAATCAACTCAACGCCTCCGTTTTCAATATTCTTTTCAAGCTCATCTGAATCAGACGTAGAGTCGCTATAAAACCCGAATTTGTAGGACATGGCTGCCTCCTCCTCAGAAGAAAAGCCATCGCTGATCTTATCCGTCCAGTCATCAATGTCGGATTGGCTGAAAACCTCGCCATTATGGATCAGGCGTATGTCGTTTCCGTCGTGGAAAAGGGTAGAGCAAAAGATACTGCATAGGTTTTTCAGAAGGTCTGAGAATGAGATGTCGGGGAGGAACGATGCGATGTCCGTTCTGTAACTTCCCGATTGCGATGGCTTCCCTGTTGTCTTTGATTTAGAACTGCCAGGCTTAACCACATCGCCATATAGATATTCATGGTATCTTCCCAGGATGGATAATTCACCCCATCCGTTTCGAAGCAGAACATCGCTTGGTATCTTGACCGGGCATCCTGTCAGGATGGCTCTGATCGGCACAGCCGGAATAAAGGTCTTGTAAGCTATAGATTCCGAAGCGCTGATATAATTGTAATACTTCTGTAAGTACAAAAGACTGTCAACATTAGCTATACCATATTCCGGTTCCCCTGACACTGGCAATCTGCTGGCTTTTGAATATGGCTGAACAGCCACGTTGTTCTTGTTTATGAGCAAAGGCGTTGAGAACTTTGCGGAACGGCTTGGGATGGAGCCCGTGTCGAACTCCAGGATGCTCTTCTTCCAGATCTTCCCCTCCAGTTCCACCACTTTCTCCGTGAACGTGTACATCAGACTTCCGTCCTCGATGCCGTCGTACACCAACGTGCCGGTCACGAAAGGCACACCGCCGATCCACACCGAGGCCTCCAGCCTCTTTACGTTCGGAGCCAGGAACATCGCCGGAGTGTAGCCGAACACCTTCCTGTTCATCGGCGACGGCGGAAACGAGATCTGCGTGCTGAAAGCTGAAGGGATATGCTCCTCGTCCAGCATCGGATTCTCCATCTCGATCTGGAACTCGAACCCCTTCGTAAGATCCAGCTCCGTGAAATCCTTAGTCAATATCCTAACCATAACGAACTCATTATGGCACAAAAATAGCCACCCGCAGGTGGCTACAAAGGACAACGGAAACGGATTCTATTCTTTACCCGTGTACTTCGTGAAATTAACAGGTGGGATAAGAACCGCACCCAAGCCTCCTTTCAATGCCACATTGGCAATGTGTTCTCTTACAAAAGGGAACACAATGGCCGCACCATTGATACGGCCAAAATCCTCATCGCTTTTGATGTCCGATTCACCTTCTTTCTTGAATATTCCCACCATTTTTGCCGTAATCCTGAACTGCTCAACCTCGTCACGCTTTTGCGCCACTGTAACATCAACAGTGACGGCTATTCTTGGTTCGGCAGATGCGACTCCAACATTTATATCGAATGAGTTTTGAGCCTTCTTGTCGAATATCACATCGCTAATTCTTTTGAAAGAACTTTCGATTAGGATGATATTTTCAAGGGTAAACCCTGACTTTGGATTGCTGTTGTCCATAATTCTTATGCTGCTTTTGGATAGTTATCATTATTAATTTCAACACGGAATTGCGCACCTGATTGCTGCGAAAAGGAATAAGTCTCACATCCAATAGGCGCTAATGAAATCCAAGTGAAAGGCATTTCGTGGAATTTTGGAGTGATTTCAGATTTCCGCAAAGAGAAGCGATTCTCATCTTTGCACGAGAAGGATGCAAAACCAGCCCCTTCTTTAACAAAGATTGGATTTTTCACTTCGATGTATGATTTATCTGAAATGAAGCAAATGTTTTCAGTAGGGAATTTCTCGATGAATCTGCTAAATAAGTCATCCTCCCATTCAAGGTATAACGCATCGTTACGATAAACATCATCGGGCACGATTTCAATGATATGCATAGAAGACATTTGATCGAACTCGTAGCGTACTCGAATATTCTGAATCTTTTCAAGAAGAAGATTCAGTTCATTGATAATATATTCATTAGAAGTCATATTCAGTATTTTCTCAAAATAGGAAGGATCTCTCTCATCAAATCAAGCGAGTTCGAACTTTTGGATGAATCAAAATTTTCATCTTCATAATCTGCTGACTCGCGAAGTTTCTTTAGTTGGAAAATATCCCTACGCAAAGTACGGCCATCATTAGGATTACTCTTCTTGATGTATTCCAATACGAGGTTCAGCAGATAATTGTGCGAACCTTCTCTGCTTAAACTACACTCTGAGGCGATTTGATCCTTTGTTTTCCCGATAACATAATAACATATATGGCAAATCCTTTGAAAACAAGCATAGTATGCGCAATGTCCAACAGGGAGGAAAGACGAACTGTCGTGCAAAGACTTAGCTAAAGTTTCATTCATCTCGGATTTGCTCTTATACTTGCTGAATGCCATAGAATGATAACTAAAGTATAATTCCTAAATCCCGGATGTAGTCATCAACAGTTATACCATTCTTATTGAACTTTTGAAGTTCTTGGTAATCCTTGTCCTGCTGCTCAAGAGTAGTCTTGTTAAAATATTCCTCTAATTGCTGAATATATGAGCTCATAGCGCCTTCATCAATATGTATCTCATCAATCTGTGCAAAGATAATGATAATATTTTTGTAAATGCAAATGCAATACAAAAAAAATAATTGAACAACTTTCTGGCCAAATAATCAAGACTTTCCGCTGATTTTCACATCGTTCTGTGTCCTTCTTGGCACAAAGACAGCCGCCCTGAGGCGGCTGTATGGGACGGCGGGATTGTCAGAGTTTCTTCAGCTCCACCGGCGGGCCGACCTCAAGGTAATGATCCATCGAGGCGGTGACTATCTCGAACAACTCCTTGGAACGCTCCCTTATCTGGTCAAGGATTTTCATACTGTACGACATTCGCCAAAACACATTGCGGTTGAATCTGTCATCCTGTGAAGACAAGCAATCTATATAGTTGTGCCTCCAGCTTGCGGAAATATCGGAGAATATCAAATCGAAAGACCCATCCCGGAAAACCAGATAAACTTTAGAGAATATATTAGCTGTGACCTTATCCAACTTCTCCCCATAGAACCGACAAGCATAGCATTTACCACCAGTTCCATACTTGTCACGAATCCCATAGAACTCCATCCAAGGGGCTTTCCATCCAGCCGTGAAAACGTAAATATCATCTTCACTCATTCCCGGCATCGAATATGTCTTCTTGAACGCCAGCGTGTCCGGATCAGCCAGCTTCCTTCCGAAGCAAGTCCCGCCGAACCCTATCAGCATTATAGCAACAGCAATGATTAACCTTCTCATACTCATTCAGAATTAATTGTCATTTTATTCGTCTCATCTGGACATCAAGCGGCCTGTTCAGATGCCGTTCCAAAGAACCTTTCAACTCGTGGAACAGAGACAATGAATATACCCTTGCGGAATCCGCCAGCACTCGGTTCTTCCTGAGCCAAGCTCCGCTTCTGTTCAAAGCGTCATCGTATGTTGACATTCTATGAATATATCTTCCCGGCTTATGGTTGCAAATCACATCGATATTTGTCATATAGATGGTGCAAGAGTCAGGCATACACTTGACATATAAGTCGAAAAACAGATGATCAGGGTATTTTGAAGTCTTATTATTATGAGTGAAACGGACATCGTGACACTGGAGAACCGTTATCCCTCTCTTTTCAAGAGCGAAATCATTCTTTCTATGAATATAGTCAAGATTCGGCTTCCAGATGTTCAGTTGATCCTCCATCCATTCCGCCTCTCTTCCGTACACAGGAAATGTCCCATAGATTGTCAACGTGTCCGGCTGAATAGTCTGTCCGAAGCAAGTCCCGCCGAACCCTATCAGCATTATAGCAACAGCAATGATTAACCTTCTCATACTCATTCAGAATTAATTGTCAGACAAGTCCTTGCAAAAATCACTCCGTAACGGTGTCGTGGCGGAGGATGTCGAACTCCAGCTCCTCGTTCATGATCCTCCTCAGAGCCTCGTCCAACTGGTAGAAGGCGGTGTTCATCGTCCTGATCTCATTGTCGAGCCTTCCGTCCATCAGCAGTTCCTTGCTCTCGCACATCCGCTTCTCCCACTCGGAGAACCGGTCGGCGATCCGGAACAGCTCAATCCTGGTCTCGATGATGAATGAATCAGCCCCGATCTTGTGGCTTTCAGCGGCAGCAGCCGCGTTGTTTGAATTAGTGTAGTTCATGACTAATTGTAATTAAAAAGCCCTCCGCTAAAGGTCTGAACTACATATCCAAAAGCCTTGCGGCCAGATACAGTCACCGCTTTCGCCTGTGACGACCATACGGAGGGCAAAATATCCCTTTATTAATATGTTAGCATCGATAACGGATAAAAACTTGACCGCTAAAGATGCCATTAGATATGTAGTTCATTACAAATATGCAACTTCGTTTTTCAATTTCCAAGAGTTTTGCGAAAAAAACGCAGAAAAACTTTCGCTACCTGCCGTAGGTACTCCGGCGTTTCGCCCTGTTGTACTTCTCCGTCTGCTCGATGATCCCGTTCTTCCCTAGCATCGACACATCCGCCTTGATCGGAACGGAGAGCCTTTTGTTCAGCAGCTCGATGGCTTCCAGCAACTTCTCATCGGTCGCTGACCTTGCCGAAACTACGGCGCCAGCCCCAGAGCCGATTCCAGTCACCGGGCTTGTCGAAGTGCCAGTGAACCCGCCGCTTTCCCTGCCGATAGCGGCTCCCACAGGATAGACCGCCTCGAAGTTCAGACTCTTCAACGTCCCCGCTTTCCGCGCCTCCTCCATCGTTGCCACGAACGGCAACAAAGTCGGATTGCTCAGTCCGTCAGCCGGTATCACATATTCACCGCCGTTCTCACCCACAAGCACGGTAGGGGAGGAGACGAAGCCTCTCTTGTCAGGTGAGAGCCGCGCCTTGAAGGCCTTTCCGTCCTGAGCCCGGCGAGTGTTCACGAAGCCGCCCTCCTCCGCACCGATCGGTTGCGCCGCGATCAATGCAGTCTGCGCCGCCCCGAAAGCGGCCACGATCGCGGCAGGAGCCGCACCGGCTGGCCAGCCCCATTGCGCCAAGGTCTTGGTGACCGACAAAGCCGTGTTGATGATGGACTGCACCAGATTGAGCGCTTTCGTCCTCTTTGCTTGTTTGATCTCCATCTCCTCGCGCTTTGCCTCTTCCTCTGCTTCCATCTCCTCGACCCTCGCGTTGTACTGCTCCTGTGACACCAATCCGGCATCATATCTGGATTTCAGATCCTTCTTTTTCTTCTCGTTGTTCTTCTTGTACTCGTTGAATGCCTTGTTTTCCTTGGCGTTGGTAAGCTCGATCGCCTTGCTTGCCAGCTGGAAGCCTTCCTGCGCAAGCCCTCCCATTCCAGTCAAGGCACTGGCTAGATCTTCCGCTTTAAGCCTTCCATCAGACAGATTAGCAAAGAACTGATCCCACTGCTCTTGCGACACGCCGAACAGGCTACCTTTTCCCGTACCGGCGAAAACCCCTGCGGTGTCCTCATTCTGCTTGTTTTTGAGCTCGGTAATTTTCTCAATAGTCTGTTGGAGTTGCAGTTTGTATTTATTCAGCTCTTCTTCTGGGATTACCGCTCCGTCAAATTCTCCGCTATCAGTGATCTTTTTAAGTTCGGTTTTGAGATTTTCCAAATATGCGAGGTCGGAAGAAACTAAATCGGCATTCATTGATCTTTGCATCGATGACTTCTCTTTTGACGGACCAACAGGCAAAGCAGACATCTTCTGCTCGTATTCGTTTTTTATCTCAAGCCTGTTCAAGTCGTGTGCGGTCTTGAGTTTAGCCATCTCTTTAGCCTCCGCATCCATCCGAATCTTCATCAGATTATTCTGATGCTTCTTCTCGATAGCCTCCAGCACCGCCGCCTGATTCTCGTACAGCACCTGCGTCTCCTTGAACTTCTTCAATTCCGCCTGGTACCGAACCTCTTCACCATCCATCGCCGCCTTTGTCTTGTCCGTCTCCGCCTCGTTGATGATCGCTGTTCCCTCCTTGGCCAGCTCCGCCGCCTTCTTCTCGTACTCCTGCCGCTTCTTCAACGCATCCTCCGAATGCTTCTTGGTCTTCTCCTGCAACTCATTCTCGATCTTGGCTCTCTCCGCCCCCTTATCCTTATGAGCCGCCAGCCGAGCCGTCAGCGTCGCCACCTCCAGCTGATAGATCCTTTCGTCATATTCCTCCTGTGAGGAGATCTCCTTCTCGTTGTACCGCCTTGTCAGTTCCGCCTTGGCCGTCAGGAACGCCTCGTCATTGCTCAATGACCAGAGGGATTTGTTTTTTTGCGGATTTTGGAGGCTTGGTGGGTTTGATGGCGGCGTTGATCCCGCAGGGGAGGAAGAGGAGGCGGCTCCGCCACCGGACGCATTCAGGTACTGGGCGGCGGCGAGGTCGAATCCTTCGAGGGCGTTCCTCGCTATGTTCAACTTATCACCGCTGTAGTGCCACCAACGACTGAAGCCGCTTTGATTGTCGTAAGTCGCCTGAGCTTGGGACAATCCTTTCTCGTATATTTTGCGGGCTTCTTTGATGTAGGATTTCATAACCTCCTCATTGCCGTGAAAATCTTCAAGTTTTCTGGCAAGATCCTCGGAAAAATCCTTATAGAAACTCTGTTTTGACCCAGATGACACCAGATCAGAGGTTACCTCGATCAGTTTCGTCAGCCAGTCAATCACCTCTTTGATCGGACCTGTCGAATCCTTGAACGAGAGGATCAGCCCCTCCCATGCGGACTGGAGCAGCTTGACGGAACCCTCGACCGTGTTGACCCTTTCCTCGGCTGTATTCTTCAGCACGCCGTTGACATCCTCAAGCGAATCCCTCAGAGCCAAGGCAGCGTCCGCTCCGTCAAGGAACGTGTTGAAGGCGGAGACAGACCTTTTGTCGGTCAGTTCCAACGTGGTGTTAAGGTCAACTCCCTGCGCCTTCAGCTGTCTCAGCCCGGACATCAGTTCAGGGAATGTGCTTATAGGCTTGCCTAAGGCCACCGCCAGCTTGCCGCTTGAGTCCGCGAGGTTAAGCAGGATGTTCCTTGTGGCAGTGGCCGCGGAAGAAGCGTCAAACCCGGCGTTGGCCAGTGTGCCGAGCAGGGCGACCGTGTCCCTGAGCGAGAAACCGAATGTCTTCGCCACCGGTCCGACCGTGGCCATCGCTGTCTGGTAGTAGGAGAAGCTCAGCGCGCTGTTGTTGGCTCCTTGCACCAGCACCCCGAGGGTGTCGGTGGTGTCTTTGGCATCAAGCCCGAACATCCTCAGTGTCGCTCCCGCCATCGCCGCCGCTTCCGGGAGGGTGGTCCCGATGGCCGTGGCGAAGTGCAGGACGGACTCCTGCATCTGCATGATCGCACCCTCCTTGAAACCCAGCTTCGCGAGTTCTGTCTGAAGCAGCGTGACCTGCGAGGCGGTGTATTCAGTGGTCCGTCCAAGCTCCATCGCCGAATATGTCAGCGCCTCGATGTCCTTGACGTTCTTGCCGATGATAGTGGAGAGGTTGACGTTGGCCTGCTCGAAGTCCACTATCTTCTGGAACGCCCTTGCCACGCCTCTGACTGCCCCGGCGATAGCTGCGAATGCCGCCAAAGCTCCGGCCTTGACGCTTGACAATTTCTCAAGCGCACCCCTGGTCTGCCCGGACTGTGAGGTAAGCTCTTTAAGCCTTGCCTTGGTCTGCTGGACCTCGGCATTAAGCTTCTTCCAGTTCTCCGTCCCGGGAACGGCCTTGCTAAGAGCCGTCTGCGTCAGTTTCAGATGGTTCCGGAGTTCCGCCAATGTCTTGTTCTCAAGGGAAACGGCATCCCTGAGTTTGTTGTATTTTTCCCGGCATTCCGTCAGGGTCTTCTCCTGGTCTTTCAGGGTCTTCGTCAGGTTCTGGTGTTCCTGTGAGCCGGTCTTGCCGGCTTTCTCAAGATTCTTGAGTTCAGTCCTGGTCCTTTTGGTCGAATTCTGCAAATCCTTCATCTGCCTGTCCAGCGCAAGCATCTCCTTCCTGCCGCCATCCCCGTTGACAATCAGGTTCAGCCGAAGATCCTCATCCGTAATTCTTTTAGCCATATAGATAATAGTTTATTGTTTGCCCTGATCCGCCGCCTTTATCCGGGCGACGGCATCCTCCGTGAACTCGTTCATCAGCCGTTCGGCGATGGAGGCGAAAGCGCCGAAGACATAGCGGTTGTGGATCCTGCGGTTGCTCTTGACGGACTGGTCTCCTCGCTGGAGGCGCTTCATGTCCAGGAAGCGCTCGTAGGCCACGTGGACGAACGTCAAAGTCCCCGAAGCGCCGCTCCCGCCGGTCACAGAAACACTCCTGGACGACTCCAGCCGCCCGGAACGCTTCTTGACCCTTGCCTCGATGGCCTTGCCCTGATTCCTCAGAAGCCTCTGTCCCTCATCCTGAAGGATCTCACTAACGAAACGCGCCCTGACATCCATCACTCAAATGATAGTTCGATGCTGTACCCGCTCCAGCCGCCGAAGACGCTTGCCTCCGGAACCACATCCACCGAAGCCAACGCCAAACCCGTCACAAGACGGCAGTTCTGGCTTGAGGTCTCCTCGGCGATATAGGCCAGAATCAAATCCGCGATCTCCAGAAGCCGTGAATACTGCTCATTCTCCGATTCCTCCGTCTTGTCCAGCCCAAGCCCCTTCTCCAACACGAAGATCACCGTCCCCAACTCTTCCCGGAACGTGTCAGAATCCCCGCGCTGATGCACCTCCGGACGCGCCACGAGAACCTGCACACCCGAAAGATGCGCCAGCTTGGAAGTGGCGTCCGACTGCGCGGTCGTGCAAATCGGATCTATGTGCCCACAGCACTTGCAGGAGTGGATCTTCAACCCCGAAAGGTACTCAGTGAGCCTTTGAAGCCTTGATAATCTGCTCATTTCTCTTCCTTCCCTTATAGTTATGCCACATAATCGACAACACCGAGAACAACGGCTCCTCATCCACCCGGTCGATGTTTCCAAGCGTGTTCTCCTTGGCCACCTCGACCAGAAGGTCATTCCACCCGAAGCTGACACCGGAATGCTTGTCATCCCCGGCGAAAAGCCTCGACAAATCAATCTCCTCCCCGTCAATCTCCAGAACACCAGACTGGAGGTACTTCAAGCAAGCCGAGAACCACATCATCACAAGGTTCTTCCGCCACCCTTTCAACCTCGATGCTCTGCGAATATGCACCCTCGCGTTCCGCTGATCCACATCGGGAACCATACGGCCTGCGCGGTTGGCCTTCCCTGACCGCACACGGTACAAAAAGGCGATGCACTCATCCAGATCATCTGTTTCGTGGCTCCTGAAGAACCTGTTCAGAGCCGCCGAGGCGTGCCTGAACTCCCCGAACGTCAGATCCTGGAGCAGTTCCCCCGGACCGTGAAGCCAAACAAGCCCCGAACGCACCACCGGCATCGGATTGGCGACCGAATCAAACGTCAGCGCCGCCGATTCCTCCGAGAACAGGAACCCGAGGAACCTCTCGCACATCAGATAGACGTTCTCGTCCCTTAAAGTAGGCCTGTGGCCGGCGAATATGTCCGTGAACCATCCTTTGACGGTTCTCCGCACCCCGAGCAGCACCCAAAGCACCCTCACATTGAATTCCAACGGAGACTTTCCGTGCCTAAGGCACCACTCGAAGATCCTGAACACCTCACGCACCTGTTTCGGAGTCATCTCACTCCACGAGCCAGGCACCTGCACGACCTTACCGGTCTCGAAAACCTCAATCGTGTTCATCACTCGGTGGTAAAGAATTTGTTCCTCCTGTCATTCACAGGCAAAAGCTTAGGGTCCACCTTCTCCTCGCTGATCAGCGCCGACAAATCCGTCAAAGCGTCCTTGACCTCACTTTTCAGATTGCCGACGTACCAGTCGATCTCATCCATCGTGGCCACACGGTTGGACTTGTTGCCCTGATAGGTAGGGGAGAACCGCCTTGCGATCTCGATAGGGAACACCTCAAGGCTCCACCTCGTCCCAGCCACGATCACCGCACTGAGAATGGCCGCCCTTCTGGCCAGCGAGAGCACCCTCTCGTCAGCCGAGCCGTCGGCTATGGAAGCCCACTTATCCCCCGCGAACGGTCCTATCACCGCCCTTTGCCGCTCGATCACAAGCGCCTGGAGCAGATAATAGACATAGTAGCTTCCATCGACGGGATAGACAGCCTCGAACTCCTGAATATTCCTGACAATGGATTCGCCCGTCATCGTCCTCTTGGCCGACGCTTTCCAGTTCTCGTTGCCGGAAGTCTCCAAGTAGGTGTACAAAGCGTCCAGAGCCCTGAAATACCGCTCCCTCATTGCCCTGTCATCCCTGTCTATCTGCCATTCGTAAGGGCTTCTCTCATTGTCATCGATCTTGACCTTCCGTCCGGTCGATTCGTGTGACACGGATGAAAGCTTGGCGTAACGCATCAACGCAAGACACGCCACAGGAAGCCTTACAGCGGCCACGAGTTCCGGCTTCTCATCCTCATCATAAGCCTCAGCGGCCTCCTTGACCACCTCCTGACTCACAAGCCGCGCCACCTCATCGGTGGCGAACCGGATCTCCGTCTCGATCAGCCTGAAAGGAGAGGAAGCGTACCATTGGCCGGTCAGATCCTCAAGTTCCTTGGAACCGTCCCGATTTCTGTTGAACAAATCCGTCATAATCACTGATTTTTAATCCTGGCCGAGGAAGTAAGGGCATCCTCCGCCGACAACTGCCTGTGGAAGAACCCAAGTTTCAGTCCCTTGCCCGGGAAATTGAACGCTATCGCCTGGTTGACCGGCTCCAGAATCGTCTGCGAGGCGATCTCCGTGTCCGAAAGCAGGAACAGCTTGAAGGCGTACAACAGTTCCGATCCGGAAGCCAGCTTTCCGTTCACCATCACGTTCGACAGTGACGGGTGAAGACCCATCCCCGAGGTGATCGCCGATGCCGAGGCCTCCGAGATCTTCAGCTGCGCCTCCACGAAATCCTTCATCTTCTGGTCGATGGCCTCCACGGACCAGGACACCCGCCCTGTTCCGCTCTCCGAAGGCATGTCCAGCGAGTAGAAGAACTTTCCGGCGTTCTCCTTTCCGCTCAGCACGTCCTGCATCTGGCGCAGGAGCTCATCAGTCAGGGTGCTTATCTCGTCCTCGATTTTGGTGTCATCCCACGTCGGGTTTGCCATCCTCAGACGGTCGCGCCTCTCCTCCCAGTACTCCTTAGGAGCCTTCACCAGATAGGCGAGGTTGATGCCGTTGTCCGTGACGTACTTGAAGATGGTCGGTACCTCGGAACCCTTGACAATCCAGCGCAGCGCTCCCCAGTACTGAGGCACGGCGTAGAAATCCCTTGCGAATGAATATGTGTGATTGTACGAAGCCGAGGCTCCGAACCGTCCCGGATTCCTCCTGTCATAGACCGGATAGACCCTCACGCCGGTACCGACGCAGGAATGCTCGAAGTCCCCCACGACGATGTGCCTGACATCCTTGATCTCCCGGCTGTCCGTCCACTCCAGCCTTGCGTTCTTGGATGGAATATGCTCAAGATAGGCGATCCGTGGCTCCCTGCCTATTCTCCTGCCTTTCTCAAGGTACTTGGCGTCGAAGAATCCTTTCAGGTGCAGATAGTCGGTCATACATCCCTTGATGTAGCTGACATAGTCCCAACTGTCCAGCCATGCCTGTATCTCCCTGTCCTCCTCCCAGTGATGCACGATGTTCCCCTCCTGGTAAGCCAGCCGGTTAAGGAACACGCCCTGTCCGTAGAGGAGCCCCATCTGCCTCTCAAGGATTCCCGGTCCGAGATTGTTCTCGTCAAGGATGTCCCGAAGGTGGACGGGGAGGTTGTTGTCGTGGCCGAACGGCACGATCTTCTGTCCGCAGACGGTCTGGGGCAGCTGCTCCCAGTTCCTCTGCTGTGCCATCCAGAACACGGAGTCAAGGCTGTTGTCCACCCTGTTGGAAAGCGCGAAAGCCCGTCCGTCGTTCAGCCGCAGGACGGACGTGTGGTCGGATATCTTCTCGATTCTGCTCATACTAGTATCAGTTTTTGTCCGTTGAATGTCATCAGAAGCGGCTGGTAGAAACGCCGCGGCTCTCCGGTCTCCAAATCCATATACCCCTCGATGAGATCTGCGTTCCTGTTGTGTTCCTTCATCTCCCTGTGCCGCAGGATCCCGCGGTGGACGTAGACGATGCCGTCGGACGTGCCTTTCGATGGATTGTAGGACATGAACGAGAAACTGAAGCTCCTGTCTTCCTCGGACAGTCGCCTCATCTCGGCCAGTGCTTCATATACGTTCATATCACAAAGTTAGCATCAGCCACGCCTGGATAAAGGACACCGGAGAAGGCCGCCGGGTGCGTCCGGACAACCGGAACATGGTGGCCGGGGCTTCTGTTGAAGCGCGCGCTGAAGCCCAAAACGACAGCGGAAACCGTTGAAATCACAGCAGACAGACACTCTTTTATGAATATTTTCCCGTCAAATGAGTGAAATACAGTACTTTGCGTCCTGAGGGCGCGAAACGGTGCCTTTTTCGGTCGAAGAAGACCTCGGGCCGCCCTGCCGAGGAATCGCAATTGCGATTCCGTTCCGGGGTGATATATGGCGCACGGGTGTGTCAGCGGCTACTCTTTCAGACCGCCTTCGGATCGACAGCCGCGGACGGCAGCATCGTCTTCCCGCTTGCCAGGCCGCGAAGATGCCTGGTCATCACGAGGTACTTGAACGAGTCCGACGGATTGGTGGACTCGGTAGGCAGCTGCTCGACAGGCAGCTTCTCGCTTCTCTTGTCCTTGAACACGACACCATTCCGCACAGCAGTCCTCGCCCTCTCCAGCGACAGCTTGAGATTCTTGGCTGCGTAGGCGTCTATGCGGATCACCGGCAGTCTCGGATTCCGCTCGCTCATTATCTCCTGCATGAACGAGTATTCCTCCGGCTGGCCGATGTTGCCCTGGTTGATGGACATCAGCTGCACCGTCCAACCAGTGCGGCGACCGTTCCCATCGTACTCGATGGACTTCTTGAGTTTGCTGACCTGATCCTCTCCCACCGACTTGTACGCGTTGCCGGCGCGGTCATAGTACAGCATCAGGGTTCTGCTCCTCATCGGAGCGAAGAAAGCGCGGAACTTCTCTCCGAGGTCAGGGACATATTCGGGAGCCAAAGTGTAGAGGAACTTCACCACACGTATGCACGCGCGGCCCTTCTCGATGTCGTTCTGGGCGATGGACATCGAACACATATTCCCGAAGTCCACTCCCGCCATCAATGGCTTGTCGATATCGAGATATTTCAGCACCCTGCAATCCTCCCTATCCAGCAGCCCGAAACCGTCATAGGCATCCTCATCCGTGCCGTCGTAGTAGAAGTGGCGTTCGGCAAGGGATGTGTAGAAGCGGTCGCCGGATTCCAGGGACGGACGCATCGACAGGATAGCCGTGTTCAGGTCAGGCAGCTTACCAGCGATGGCATCCCCGAACCACTGCTCTGTGAGGATGTCCACATTGATGTAGGATGATGCCAGCATGAAGAAAGTCCTGGCTTCCTTACGCATCCTAAGTTCAGTCCATCGGGCTTTCCACTGCTCGGCCACACGGCACTTGCCGCGGTAGATGTTAAGATCCTCGCCGCTGTGGGTTTTCAACCATTTGTCCTTGGCGGCGGCAGCCTCGTGCAGGCATTCGTTATAGACCAGTCCGGCCTTTAGCACCAGCACGATGGCCGGGATGTCCATGTTCCGGGCGTATTTCAGGATCCAGTCATATTCCCCGATGTGCGTGGTGTCCGGCATATCGGTGGTGAAACTGAATCCTCGGTAGAAGACACTGTGGCCATATTCCTGCCTGTAGCCACGGACTGCCTTCAGCAGGTTGGAGATCTTGTCTTCCCGGAAATATTTCACCTCATCTCCGAAGACAAAGACGTAGGAGGCTCCGGCAAGGGTGGCCGGGCGGTCAAGGGAGCCGAACCGGATGTTGGTGCCGGTGTAGAATATGATCGTGCGTTTGTAGGAGACCAGTTTGTTGAAAGGTTTCCAGAAATGTGGTTTGAGCCAGTCCGGAAGGGATGCCATCTCCGCATCGGTGAATGTCGGCGGCTCCTTCTCGATGACATAGTGGACTCCTTCACGCAGGCCTTTGCGCTCCAGTCCCTCCAGAACGGATGGGAGGATGTTGGCGTTCAGGTTCGTGAACGTGTCGGCCACCCAGACGACGGGCGCTCCTGGCATATCATAGATGACATCCAGCAGTCTTTCGGCCTGGATGTCGGTTGTCTTGGCTCCGCCACGCCCCACGACATTGAGGTTCTGACAGGCGCCGGCCAGCGACACGATCTGGGCGAAAGGGTTCTGGTACTGGACGGAGGCGGCTTGTGTGGATTCAGGTTTAACTCTCTTCCTTTGCATCCTCAAGGTATTTTACGATGTCGAGATCAACGATGCCTGCATCGGTCCTGAGCCGTCTCTTGACGGACTCCGGAGCGACCACGGTGTCAATCTGCCTTTCCAGCTCATCACGGTTGGCTGCCGGAAGTCCGATGGATTCTGGCGTTGCGGAAAGCAGACGGAACATCGGCTGGTAGATTTCAGCCGGAAGCTTGGCCGGATCATCTTTGTCCAGCTGGAGGGCACGAGCCTTGTTGACGAGGATATCGGCGGCCACGGCGTAGTCCTTGGAGGTCTTTGCGGCGTCCCTCGCAGCGACATAGAGTGTGTCGAACTGATCCGCCATCTTGTTGCGCATCGCCTCTTTGGAGACCTTACGGTTGCAGAAGAAGAGCTCCACGGCTTCTGAATATATGTCCGCGGCACGCTGGTAGGGGATGCAGAAAGGGGCGCTGGTCAGGAACTTGATCGTCCTCCTTTTGCCATACTGGCCGTCCAATGAATATATCAGCGTCAGCAGGTCTATGTAGATCTGTTCCTTGTCGGAAAGGTTGCCCTTTGATCCGGAAGCAATATATTCCTGAATCTTCTCGAACGCGCCTTCTTTCTCGGCACCGCCGAACAGATCCAGCTTTGAGATGGTGAAACTTTTGTCCCGGACGATGTCGCGGAACTGCTCGACGGAGTCGGCGTCGCCACCCATAGCTCCACGCACAACGGCAAGTTCGATCTTGGCCCTCTTCTCCAGCTGGCCGCGTTTGATGGCGTTGCTGATCCGCTGATCATCTATCGTGACGGGATCAGCCAAGATGACATCCAATTGCCTTTCTGTGATGTCAAGGAATCCGGCCAGTTCGGCATCAGTCCAGCCGATGGCCGCAAGGGATGAAAGATCATCGAGAAGTTCGGTTGTCAGTTCCTTCATATTCTTTAATCATTCGGTTTATCTCATCGAGCGTCATCTTCAGGCGGGAAAGCCTTTCCTCTCTTGACACTTTCAGGTCAGGGCGGTCGCCTTTCTTGATTTCCCGCTCCGCGCGCCAGATGGAATCCTGGACATTGCGCCTTTTCCGGATTAGCTCGGTGATCGGCATTCGTCTCAGATTATCCAGTTTCTTTGTCAAGGCGAAAATCGGATGTTTGCCAAGAATCCGGTGATGCTCCTTGTAGTATTGAAATTCAGTGCGGGAAACTGAATTTTGATAAAAATTTCTTACCGTTTTTTCAGCGGCCTCGAAGCACTCTTCCGGAGTGGTGCATTTGAACAGATCCTCGTGGGCGTTGACATAGTTGTGCCACGATGTGATCATATCCGCGGCAAGGGCCTTCAGTTCGGTCGGGCAATCAGGTTCGGAGAGGAACGGCCAGTCTTCCCGGAACCGCCCGCCTTTCGTCAATGTCTGCGAGAACGGAACCTCTGTGGCGAACGGAAGCAAAGCTTTCTTCAGGAGGTGTGAATATTCCTTCGGCGCTTTCCTGACAAGAGCGTCGAGCCACTTGTTGGGCGCGTATATGCTCAAGAGCCGAAGTCCTTCAGTGACCTCGGCTCCCGAACATATCCATCTGTCAATCTCGTTACTCATTCAGCAGGTACTGGTCAATCAGATGTGTGATGGCCGCATAGCCTTGAGGAGTGGCGAACACGAACTTCTTGCGGACGAACGCCTCGATGACAAGATGTTCGCAAGGATTCGCGCGATAGACCGGAGTCACGATGTTGCCGAACCGGAATCCGGCCTCGATTGGTCTATGGAGATTCTTCTTGAAGTAGTCCTTCAGGAACTCCTCCGCTGTCTGGTCTTGCGCCGGAAGCATCTCCACCAGTTTCTCCTTGGAGAACGGTTTCGGCAGCCTTTCGCTGAAAACCTTGTTGCCTTGAACGTCAAGGAACACAAGCGGTGTGGCCAGTTCTCCGATGGAAATCTTGGCGCAAGGAACGCAGTTGGCCGGCACGAGGATGAAATCATCGGAGATATTGTTGTCGGCGATGATTCCGGCAAGAATGTCACGGATGTCAGCGTCCGGTTCAACCGTGATGACAACAGGCTTGACACCTGTCATCTTCTCCCAGACTTTGGACAACTGGCCGTCCGTGCCCTCGTAGGCACAGACAACCAGATTCGTTCCGCCGCTTACAGGGTTGCCCGCAACATTGCCTTTGACGGCTGTTGTGTCGATCTTAGACATCCGCTAAGCTCCTCCGGTCGCGCTTGTGGCGTCCTCGGCGATCTCCGGCATCTCTCCGGCATATTCACCGGCCAGGAACTTGTCAGGCAACGCCTGCTTCCAGGTAAGAGTCCTCTTGGTCGCCTCACCGTCCATCTTGGTCTCAAGAGACAACCTGAGCGGGTTGCAGACACGTCCCATAATCTGAGGACGGCCAGCAGTTGTTCCGTCGCACTCCTGCACGATGGCGATCACGCCACGGTTCTTGAAGATCTCGATGAAATTCTTGATGGCCACTGAGTTGCCCGGGTGGTCGAACACGATACCGGTCTTGATTCCCTCGGCGTCCGGATCTCCGGAAAGTTCCTCGGTGACCTGAATCGTGGAAGCCGTGGCATAGATGGAGATTGCCTTTGCGCCGGTCTTCAATGTGAGGTTTCCAGTTACAACGCAGTTGCCAACCTCTCTTGTCGGTTCGCTGGCGACATCCTCCACATCTACGAGGATGATCTGTGATTTTCTGGTGGCGGCGCAACCAGCGCCGTCACCAGGTCTTGGAATTGATGATTTAACGTAAGCCATAATTCACGCTTGTTATTTGGTTATGCACCGCCTTGACCCTGATCCGGGTTGGTCTCTGAACCCTGATCTGGGTTGGTCTCTGAACCCTGATCCTTGGTGTTGTCAGCAGCCTTCTTTCCGTTCTCCCACTTGTCGGTGTCAGGGACATCGGAGACGATGCTCTCGACAGGAGTGTAGCCATCAGGCACGGCGGCATACACAGCCTCGGCGATCTTGAAGCCCGTAGAGAGGGAGTACTCGCCGAACACCTTCACGTCATAGTTCAGCTCCTCGATCTTGACGATGCAGTTCTCCGCCTTGGAGAGATCCACAAGCTCCACGAAATTCTCCTTCGGGGTCGCGAAGATGATAGGGGAGTTGTACATCGATTTCAGAGGTACGAGGTGGAAGTTGGTGAAGCGGATGCTTCCGTCATTCTCCACGCCGGTGTACTTGCCGTTGACGGCGAAGTCCGCCCTCTTGTAGCGGGTGAGCAGCTGCTCAGAGCAGTGGATGGTCACGATGTGTGCGAACAGTCCGGAGATGCTGTCAACGAAGCCGTCGATGTAGGCGAGGAGCTCGGAGTCCGACATCGCCATCGGGTCGGCTGCCGCCTTGTAGTAGTTGATCTTGCAGTTCTCATCGGACTTGCCCTCCACAAGGATGGTCTCGAAACCGTCCATAGAGTTCTTGGCGGCCTTGCCCGCGTCACCGTCAGCGACAACGCCAGCATCGATGAACTTACCCTTTGCGATCATCGAGATGGTGATGTCATCCAGCACCTTAGGCAGGATGTGGTTCTCGATGATGTAGCGGGTGATAGGCATATCCGCCATAGTCTTGCCCTGCTCGTAGAGATAGAGCAGCCAGCTCTTGAGCACATCGGCCGGCTGGATCAGCACGTTCAGCTTGTGACGGCGATAAGGAATCCTGATCGGAGTGAAATGGGGCGCTCCCTTAGGAGTCCATTTCGGTGTGAACTGCTGTGAGACCTCGGACATAATGGCCGCGCTTGCGATGTAGTCCGTGTTGGACTGGATGCGGGTCATATGCTTGGCGTCATCGAATCCGTTGTAGATCCTCTTGTTAAGGAGCTCCAACTTCATCTTAGGAGGCATCGTCATCTTGAACTCGGCGTTGAGATCCGTGATGTCGATAGATGCGTCTTCCATCGCCGTGAAAGCGTAAGGATTGACGGAATCAAGGGCTTCCTTCACGATCTTGTTGTGTGCCGCCGCCATATTGATGGCAAAGACCTTGGCCTCCTTGGACGCAGGAACTGCCGTGGCAACCGGCTTAGGCTCCGGCTCGGAAGCCAATGAGACAACGTCCTTCTGAAGCTTCTTCACCTGCTCTTTAAGTGCCTTGGTGGCCTCATCTGTCTTGGCGGCCACGGCGGCGTTGAAAAGGGTCACGGCATCACCCTCCTCATCGAGGTTGATGCTTTCCAGTTTGTCGAGAAAGTCCTGGCCGTAGTTCTCCAGAACCTTCTGCCGCTCCTGATCGGAAAGGGAAACCTTGCCGTCCTTGACGTCAAGCTCGCTCTTGCCGAAGAGACGGGCCACAAGTCGGCCCATCTTGGAATTGTTGAGAGTTTTCTTATCCATTATGAAAAAGATTGGTTAAACGCTTGCAAGTGCGAAGACCGCCTCGATGGTCTCGGAAAGGGTCTTCTTGGCATCGGCCATATTCAGGCGCAGCGCATCGGCGGTGAGGAACATCTTTCCCGAGAGAACCCCGTCCTGATCCTTGTGGATGGAAGGCCTTCCGGCCACGACGGCATCCCTGAACTGATCCACCAGCGGCTTCAGCTCGGCCTTCGCCGCCTCGTACCTCCCGGAAAGTGCTTCCCTGTAGGCAAAGTTCTTGTCCGGAGACTCCTCGGCATAGATGAAAATGGTCTTCTCTCCGGTGGTAGGATTGGCAGCCGTGCTGTCGAGGAACACGGCCATGGCTCCGATGGAACCGACCTCTGAGAGATCGTTGTCCATATAGATTGCATCGCATTGTGAGGCCACCCAATAGGCTGCCGAGGCGCAACAGTCAGCGTGGGCATAGACCGGCTTTCCTTTGGATCGGGCGTAACCGATCGCCTCAAGCATCGGAGGAATGGCCGAGCAGCTTCCGCCAGGGGAGTCTATGTCCAGGACGATGCCGATGACATTTTCATCATCGGCCATCTCCCGGAGCCTTTTAGCTATGAACGTTGTGCCGTAACTCTCGCAAGTGTCGTACTTCGTCATCGTTCCGTGAAGAGGGATGATAGCCACACGCTTGGCCTTTTCCGGCAGAGCACCGGAGTCGGAGACCGTGGTGACGCTTGCCGCCTTCACCTCCATCTCCACGGGCGTCTTGTTGAGAAATGAGCGGGCGATGGGAAGCAGCCGGTCCGGATTAGAGACCAGCCACTTTCCCTGAACGATGTCCCTTGCCAGTTGGAATGTGTCTGCTTTCATCTTGTTAATCAATGTTTACGCAAAGATACCAGCGAGACACCCGTAAGGAAAGGACACGCTAAAAGACAGGGAATTGATATGAGCTGGACAGCTTCAAGGTGTTGGTTTCGTTGACCTCGAAGGCAAGAGGCAAGTCCTCGGTGCCGTAAGTCTCATCGTCCCCGTGGCAGAATCCTACCTTTAATATAAGGTTGTCCCTCATAATCTCCGAGGACTCCGAAAGCGTGGCGTTGATCTTGACGGTGGCCAGCCTCCCGGCATCCTCCGTCTTCTCCGACCGCTCGATGGTGGCGGTTCCTGGAACGAGCGCAAGTTTATGCCAGACTCCATCCTGTCTGTCAAGGCTCTGGGCCTGCAATGAGTCAATGATTCTGATCATCTTTCAATCCGTTTATGTTTATACTGCTGTTGATGTAATCCACCTTGTTGATAAGTTTCTTCACCAGTTTGTCCAGCGTCTGTTGCGATTGCCTGTAGATCCTCTTGTGCAGCGCGTCGAAATAGTCGGTGCTGAACAATCCCCTCGACACGATGAACGCGGTGACTATGTCCTTCTTCTGGACTCCGAGCTCGTAGCCGGCAAGGTAGTACTGCTTGAACTCGATGTCAAAGAAGGCGTTGATCGCCATATTCAACGCCACCGTGCTGTACTTGTCATAATAAAGGAACTTATCCCTCATAGGAGCCGTGGCGATGTCGCTTGGCAACTCCAGATCCACGACCTTGTCGCCTTCCAGAGCCACCGGACCCTCCGCCACCTTGCAATGAGCCACGAGAAGCCTGCCTATGCTGTTTCGGGCATAGACTTTCAGAGGCCCGCCCGGACTGTCAGGCGGGAACAGGTAAGCCAGATAATCCGCCATCATCGGCGAATCCACTTTCAATTTGACATCGAGCATTTCACAGTTCATCAAATATTATAGCCACATTTTTCGCAAAAACAGCAACTACACCAACTACACTTGAAGCTATGTTTGATTTTCAATGAGTTAACCAAAAACGAGGTGTAGTTGACCCTCGAAAATGTGTAGTTAGTGTAGTTGGAGTCACCGCAAGTGTAGTTGAATGTAGTTGGAGTGTAGTTCTTCAACTACACCGCAACTACACCTTATTTCGTTAATATTCATTCATTTACTTCAAGTGTAGTTAGTGTAGTTAGTGTAGTTGGGGTTTTTCGTTTCCTCAGCAAAATAATTTTTCACTAATTTACGTAATTTATTGAAGAACTACAATAGATAACACTATTCTTTTATTTGCTCATCAGAATTATAACTCTGAAATTCACTCCTCTTGTGCTAAATTTTGGCACAAGCGCCCTGTTTTTCCCGATTTCCCGCCGTTTTGGCTAAATTTTGAAAAGTGTAAGCAAATGCCGCTATTTTGCTTCCGCTTTTTGATTGGTTATTATAAAATCGCCGTTTCACACACTTGTTTCCAATAAAAATCGTAAGTAATTAATGAAATATCAGCGACTCTTCCTGTATGACACAAAAAAAGGCGGCGTCCATACGGATGCCGCCGCGCCTGTCGGTGAATGAGATACTCGCCTTATCCTGAGTCAGGTTGCAATCAGGCGAATTTGACAGACGATAGTTCTTGGCTGAAGTTCTTTATGCCCTCCTCGATTTTCTTCACGGTCTTCGGGGAAGGATGCCTGTAGCCGCTGATGTAGTGGCTAAGAATGGTCTGGCTCACTCCGGTTACTTTCTCCAGTCCGGCAAGCGTTAGGATAAACGCATATTGTTGGAGGAAAGAGGGAACGTCGTTGTAGAACTCAAAATCGACATCCGGACACTCTTTGCCCTCTTCCGCAAGCATCTGCTTTGCCTCCTCATAAGAGTTGTAAAAGTCCTCTATGGCTTCTTTGGCTGTCTTGCCTTGACCGAGAAGTCCGAATGGAATCGCTTTGTTATACTCCATTGTTGCGTCGAAGGTTCCGTCCGAACCTCTCGCGATATAAACCTTTGCCTTCATATCTGATTTGATTAATTAAATATTTGTTAAGCATTGGGGTGGGTTATAGTTCCACCCCCGATTGCTTGCTTATGTTCTCCAATGTCCGGTCTTTCGCTTCTTGGTTGCTGTGTCGCGGTATCTGGAACTTTATTCCTGTTATCGGACTGAACCACCAGTCGTGGTTTTTACCGTGCGAGAGGAAAGAGCATCCGCCTTTCTTCAGCTTCCTTATGACTTCCGAGTATCTCATTACCGTTATTGTTTTGATTGCACTACAAAGATAAGGAATTTCTTAACATTTACCAAATTTTTGGCGATTATTTTTACTTTTTCTTTTTTCCGAAAACGGCCTCGACCTCCTCGTCGGTGTCCGGATCGCGTCTGATCCGGCGGTAGTCGGGACTGAAAGTGATGCTGACAAGGCGTTCCTGATGACAGACGCAAATCAGGCCGATGACAGCCTCGTAGTCTCGTGGTGAGACCTGAACGAGATAGTCAACCCATTCCAGAAGAGGGAGGCTCCGCAGCCACTTCACATACGCCCGCCGCCTGGCCGCAATCACATTGGCGTACCTGTTCCGGAACGCCTCCTCCTGCTCCCTGGAATACAGGACATATCTCCTCAGGTCTTCCATCACTCCTCCCAACGTTCGGCATCAACCGCTTCGGCTGGCTCGGTGACCGATGGGGGAGCGCTGGCCGCCGTGCGGTTGTCACCGATCTCCAACGTGTCCGTAGAAATGTCCAGATCTATTCCGTAATTGACCTTCAGCGCGTCATAGTCAAAGACCATCGCCGTGGTGACGCGGCTCTTGCCGGTCTCCGGATTGCTCGACACGTAGGTCTTGTTCTCCAGCAGCTTGAACCGCATCGACTTGGCCGTACCTATGAACTCCGGTGAATGCTCAAGATAGTACTTCAGCGAATCCCTCGGGATCACCTTGCCGTTCACGTCCTTGCCCTCCTTCATATAGAGAGCCGAAAGCCGCTGGAAAGCCAGATAGATGTACCGCACTCCGTGCTTCGGCTCGAACGGCACGTCCGACTCCTTGATGGCGAACGGACGGTCCCCGGCGCAAAGCTTATAGTCGATGTTGATGTACGCCTGCCCGGATGCCACCAGATTCTCCACAATCTCCCAGAAGCCTGAAAGCTCGTTGTTCTGCTTAGTCTTCTGGTTCTGATCCACACAACCCTTGCAGCAAAGCTTGAATATCTCCTCGCTGTCAAACGGCACATCGATGTCCGTCCTCAAAGCCCGGTAGGCCGCCAGCAGGATAGCCCAGTTCCTCAGTGTCCTGTCCTCGACATTGTACGAACGCACCCTGTCATTCATGTCCGACAAAGTCTCATCCCAAACCCTTCTGAAATCCGTCTGGAACTTGGAGCGCAACTGCAACAACTGGTTCGTCAGATGCGTAAGCCCTCGCTTCTCGGTAAGCTTCAGATTCTCGTAGTTCCTCTTCTCCTGGTCGCTGAACGTTGTCTTGCTGAATGTCAGGAACACAAGCCGGTTGAACAGAGCGATGTCGGCGGTCGGCATCTCCTGACCGCTCATCACAACCCCGCAGTCCACAGCCGTGGTCTCGCGCCTCTTGTCGTTGTCCATATTCATCCTCGAACGCCCCGCGCCGTCCCATATTCCTTTAAGGAACTCCCGCTTCTCCAGATCAAGGTTGTTCTTATATTCATCGAGATGCACCACCGCGTTGCTCACCTCCGCCACCGCCTCGGCAAGAGCCGCCTTGGTCGTGTTGTTGATGTTCGGCGCGATGTTGCCCGTCACGAAGAAGGAAGTCAGCGAATGACCCAGCTCCGACTTTCCCGTGCCCTTCGGGCCGAACAGATCCAGAATGGGGAACGATGTTGTCACCGATGTCACAACGTCCTTGAACAGCGACGCGAACAGGAAGCAAAGCGCCACCTTGGCGTTGTCCCCGAACACGGTGATGAGTTTCTCTGAATATTCCCGCAGCGTGATGGTGTTAGCCTCCGTATAGACAAATTTCCTTGCCAGCTGGTAGCCTTGGGTGTTGTCCCTTGTGTCCAGCGCGCAACCAGGAAGATAGAACTTCTGACCCTTGATGTCGATGATTCCGTACTTGTCCACCGGCTTGAACGTGCCGTTGTCAAGGCCGCCGTTGCCCCAGGCATAGAAGCCCCACTTCTTCTGCCAACCCAGCTGCTTGATCTCATCAGCCGAAGGCGTGCCGTCATAGAGGAACTTCTTCAGTGAGGTAAGCTCGTTGGCCGTTGCCTCCCAGACATAGTTCCCGGCCGTCTCGACCCTCGTTTTGAAATCCGTGAACGACACGAGCTCGCTCTGGTTCAGCTTCACCACCGCCTCCTGCATCTTGACGTTCCGCAGCGTGAATATTCTTCTGGCGTTCTTCTCGTCCCGGATGTGCAGGATCGGGGTCATCGTGAAGTTGCTCCATCTCACATCGTTCCCGGATCTTGAAGCCCCATAGTAACAGTTGTTCTTGACGTAGAAGCCATAGTTCTGGAGCATCTCCTTGGTTCCGTCCTCCTTCGCCTCGGAGCGCTCCTGGTCATTCTTCGCCTTGAAATATTCCTGCGTCCAGATCCTGCCGAACTTGTAGCGCTTGGTGAACGCCTCCCTGTACATGTCGGCGGCGCTCTGGTCCTGTACCTTCGCCAGCAGCTTGCAGACCTCGGTGATCACGGCGGCCTTCTCCGTCTGGGACGCGGCTCCCTCCATCCATTTCTCGCAGATCCAAGGAATATAGTCGTGCGTCCTCTGAAGGTTGCATTCGTCGAACTCGTGCTGGTGCGTCCGGAAGAACTCGTCGGCGTCCTTGCCGAGATCCGCCGGCAGCTCCATCACGCTGACCGAAAGCCCCTCCTCCGTCAGCATCCTCGCGTTCTTCAGCACCGCCTCGACACCGGCCTTGTCGGTGTCCCCGATGATAGTGACCCTTTCGGCCTTGGCTTTCAGGAGGCTGATCTGCTCCTGGGTCAAAGCCGTCCCGCAAGGGGCGACGGCATTCTTCACTCCGATCTCATGCAGACGGCACACGTCCAGGTTGCCCTCCACAAGGTAGGCCTGCTTTGTGGCGTAGATCTGCATGTTGGCCTGAAGCCATCCGAACAGGATCCCCTTCTTTTTGTAAAGCTCGGTCTCTCCCGTGTTCAGGTACTTCGGGACACCCGGCTTGTCGCCGATGTACCTTCCCGAGAACCCGGCCACGTAGCCGCTCGTCCAGAAGACTGGAAACATCAGCCTGTGCCTGAACGTGTCGTAGACGGTGCCGTCATCCTCGTTCCTCTTGACAAGCCCGGCGGCGAGCAGCACGTCCTCCTTCCAGCCAAGCCCCGTGAGGTACTGTTTCAGCCCGCCTTTCTCAGGAGCGTAGCCGAGGCAGAACAGCTCGGCGGTCTCCTCCTTGATCCCGCGTCTCTTCAGGATGTACTCCCTGGCTCCTGGCGACTCCCTGTAGCGCTGGATGAACCACTCTGCCGCCAGCTTGTTCACGGTCATCATCTGTGACCTTCTGAACTCAGCAGCCTTCTCCTCCGGTGTCTGTTCCCTCTTCTCGTACTCTATCCCCAGCTTCCCGGCAAGATATTCCACCGCCTCGTAGAAAGTCATGCCGCGCCGCTCCATCACAAAGCTGATGGCGTCGCCGGTACGTCCGCACCCGAAGCAGTGATACATGTTCCTCGAAGGTGTCACCACGAACGAAGGTGTCTTCTCCCCGTGGAAAGGGCAGCAGCACTTGTAGCGGCTGCCCTCCCTCCTGAGTTCAACGCCCTCGCCCTGGATGATCGAGACAATGTCCCTCTCCTTGATCTGGTCTTTTACATAATCCGGAATCATAAGTCAAACGGGTCTAAGGCGGGGCCGCTGTTCTCGTTCTCGAACAACCCCCGGCGGGAATCGTCATTTGCTCTCGCGTTCGCCTGGTCTATCTCGTGTATCAGCTTCCTCGCGAAACCTACGCACTGCTCAAGGTGGCATTTGCGCTGAATCTCCCAAGTCTGCATCCTGGCCGTTTCAAGCCCGGCAAACTCCGTCAGCTGGACCTCCCACAGTTGCTTGGCCATTTGGCATGCCCCACGGAGTGCCGACCATTCAGGTCTGTCCATCTCGAATACCGAGACCAGACCTCTTGAATCCTTGTCCGCATACATGACTACCTCCTTTCCGGGAACAGTTCCTCAGCGGTGGACTCAATTCCGAAGACATCCTTCACGTACTTCAGGATCCTCTCCTGATAGAGTGGCTTTGGCCGTCTGCTGCCGTTGCACCACGAGTACGCCGTAGGGTAGGCCACCCCGTCCATCACAATCAGAGTCATCAGCTCGTTCCGCTGTTTCTGGGACGCGGTCTCCCAAATCTTCTTGATGTTCATTGTATGAATATTTTGCTGATAATCAACGAAATAAATTGAGAAAAACTTGAAAAATAATTGTGTAATTCAAAATAAATGCGTACCTTTGTATTGCGGTTCAGGGAGAGCCGCGAAAGAGGAATCTGAAACGCTTGAAAGGGAGTAAGAAAAAACAGCCAAACTTCTGAAAATATGAGAGTCGAAGTTCTTAAAATCAGAATTTGGAAAATAGTGATAACACTTGTAGAGGTTACACTTTAGTTTTCCGAGGGAGGGGATCCGAAACATCCCCTCTCGTTTGGCTGTCTTCCGCAAATTTAACACATTTTGTATGCAAAACAAAAATCTGTCATCTTCACAAACTCCTTCCGAGTCCGCGTCCTGGGGCGGTGCCCGTTCCGGTGCCGGCCGCAAGTCCAAGCCCCACGGAAAGTCCTACACCTTCCAGTCCACCCCCGAGGTTGACGCGTTCCTCTCTTCCTATCAAGGCAACAAGACCGAGTTCATCAACCGGGCGATCCTAACTCTTGCCGGAAAGTCTCCCGAATGACCTTGCCCGACATATTCCGGATCAGTTCCAGTTGTCGTGTCTTATCTGCTTTTCAAGCAATTCACCGCAGTGTCTGGCCGCGGTGAATTTTTGTATCCGCTACACTCTGTACCTCTTGCCTTCTCCTGTCTTCGTCACCGCTGGTGATTTGATTATCCGGTTGACCTTCTTCCGCGCCAACCTGTTCTGAATCTTTCGTGCTATTGAACTCATAATATTACTGATTAACCTGTTTCGCCCCCGGGAACGGAATCGAACCGCTCACATCGCGCGACGCTTTCGGAGCAGACCCCGCCCTCCTGGGCTTTACATCCTACGCAAGTCTGCCTACGTGCCGGCAGGGACCCATATCCTGCCCTTTCCGGGGAGTTGCCGGTCTTTTCCGGCTGTCAAACTTACTTAACTCAACACTATCTAAACATACGGTCTCTCACCGCCCGACGCTCCTTAACGCCGTAATTGAATTGATAAAACTGAGATCCCGCGCCGGACTCGAACCGGAAGTTTAACTTATGATTTTCGACAAAAAAGGTTATTTGCTAGCTTTTAAGTCGCTCCCCACGGAGCATCGCGGAATTGTTCACGCCTCACGGCGCTACGTGATGGCGGCTTCCTAGGGCCGTTGAATATAGATTTGCCAAGACCTATTACTTATCGTCATCCTCCTTGAACGCCCACCAGTACAGCGCAACCACGCCGACCAGCAACACACCTTCCACAATGTAATGAACCAACATATCAGACCACATCCTCCTCAAGCGTCACCATAATGAATTTCACAAGCTCATCCCAGTTCCACTTCCCGGGATCACGCTCCGGCATCCCACCCTTGTCAAGTCTCCACACACCGGCGGCGCACTCCCAAGCCGCAAGGCACTGCCCAAGCCTGTCAGCGATGAACTCCCTCGCAAGCGGCCTGATGTCATCACCCTCCTGCGCCTTGTTCCAGAGCCTCACCACGTTCACCCCGGCATCCAGATGGTGCTTTGCCATCAAATCGAGGAACTTGTCCCTGTTTACATCGTAGTTTTCCATAACCAATGAAGATTAATAAAGATAATGCCCGTCACTGTCCCTTGTGGTGCTGCCTTTCAGCATCCACAGGTCTGGGTTTTCCTTCTCGGTAAACAGCCACGCCATCGCATCATTATAAGCCTTGCGACGGCTGACAGCCTCCGGAGCCAGTCTCCGCACGCACCCATCGTGTACGAAATCATCAGCGTCGGCAGATGCCACCACGCGAAACTCGCCTTTCCTGCTATTGCCTGAACGGCGTTTGCCGCCAGAGCGACCGCCACCACCACCGCGAACACCCTCCAGATGCCCACTGAGGTCCTTTCCATTTTCTTTTCTGCACTCATAACTCATTTGTTTTGTGAATATTTTATTATTATCTTCGCTCATTTAAGAGTGTATATCGTTTGTATATCGTTTGTGTTTACACTGCAAATATAAGCAATGCTTTGAAATATTCAAGCATTGCAAGCAATTTTTTTTGAAAAAAGTAATGTTATGGAGAATACAACTGTAAAGGAAAGGTTAACCAGTTACCTGGCCTTCAAACGCATCAACAAATCAGAGTTCGGTAGAATTATCGGAGTGTCAACGTCTTTTATCGCTTCGATGCGAAAGAGCTTGCAGCCCGATAAGGTTGCAAGCATCGCTCAGAATTTTCCTGACTTGAATATTCAGTGGCTTTTGACAGGGGAGGGAAATATGCTGAATGCTGGTTCCAATAGTATAGGTGATGGTAACATTGCCGCTGTTGTTGGTAATAACAACAAGCAGACTATCGGTAACATCGATAACCGCCAATATTATTCCGACAGCCCCGATGTCCTCAGAGCCCAGATCGAGCTCCTCGACGAACGCATCAAGGAGAAGGACGCCCAGATCAAGGAGAAGGACGCCCAGATCAAGGAGAAGGACGCCCAGATCAACCGTCTCCTCTCCATCCTCGAAAAACAATAAGAAAGGCCGCGCCTCGCGGCGTGACCTTTCCCTGATGTTACAACAATTAACGTATATATAAAACTTGTCTATAGCCCAAGTTTAGGATTAACACACAATAACGACTATGAGTAAAGAAAATTATCAATCAGGCAAAATCCCGGCATCCTCACCGAAGAACCAGCCGGTTCCGACACTGCCTCCACCTGCGCCGCCATCGGAGTTGAATGATGTTCCGGTTAAAAGATGAATATGCACAGGCCGATGAGAAGAACCAGTCCTAACGCTATTCCGGCTAAGGTCATAGTCAACCCGACCCGATAGGCGGAACACATCCTTCTCCTCAGCTCGGTATTCTTCTTATGCCTCTCATCAAGGTCCACGAGATATGCAAGTTTCCGGAAGTGTGCCTGTTCGCCTTTGGGATATCCGTTCAGCCAGTCCAAGGCTTCCTCGGATAGCAACACACTCGGTTCGCCTCCTTCAGGATAAACCGTGACATTGTACAGGACGCCAAACCACATCTGTGCGGCGGGAACAGATAATGCCACTATGCCGTAAGCGGTCATCAGCATCACGAGCAATGATCCTTCTTGACTGGCCAATGTTCCGACAAGGATGCCGATGAGGGAAACGATGGCAGCCAGATACCATCCCAAAAAAGTCTGAACCTGCTGCTGGGTCTTGGCTATGGCATCGAAGTCGTTCCTGAGTGCGGCCCTCGCCTCTTCATAAGCCAGATCCACAAGTTTGGGAGGAAACTCTTTTGAGTCTATTTCGAAATACTTTCTCATATAGATCTTTTCTGCAAACATAACAAAATTTTGGAAACATTAAAAGATTAATGCAAAACGATAAGTATATTGGTGGAAGGAAAACGTCCGGAAGGAGCCGTGGCGTGCGCCAAATTTGCGCCAAACGCCCCGATTCATCCGCTCTGGACGGCTTTCAGTTGGGGGTAAGAATCCCCGAAAATGCCCGTGAAATGTCCTTCCCCCGCTAC